TATGCACCAACAAATGTGGGGAATCTAAACTTATAAGAATAGGTGTGTTTGAATAAGTCTTTTACAAACTCAAAGCTATACTTATCTAAGACACCAGAGTCATAGTATTCATTTTCAACTAAGTAGTGTAGCTTTTCCTCAAGGCTGTGAAAGAACACTGTATTTTGATTTACGTGATCTAAGAAATATGCTTTTGCTGCTTCTTTATCTTTGTCAAACTGAATCTCTCCATTGGCTCCGTAGAGATTTAGCATTGCGTTTAGTTCGTGATAACTGTAGTTATCCATATAGCAGACCTAGCCTTTCTTTTACTCTATTAACATCATCGTCTGTGCCGAATATTTCTACTCTAGCAATAACTGGTACCCCAGTTTTTTGTGAGATCAACTCTGCGGCTTTGCAGTAGTTATCGCCAAAATTTGTGTTGCCAAATCCTACTACCCCACGTAATAGATTTCTGTTTTCTTCTATGTTAAGAAAACTTTTTACCTGCTTAGGTATTGCGGATCTTTCAGAACCTCCGCCATAAGTTGGAACCATCAGAACGTATTCTTCTTTTACAAAAACTGGTGAAGCAGGGTCCCAGCTTATTGGAATACGGATGGATACATTGTCCATTTTTTCTACAAATCGTTTTGTATTTCCAGAATAGTTAGAAAAGTAGACGATTTGTATAGACATCTATTCTAACTCCTTTTTAAAATTTTAGGATAATAAAAGGGAGGGATTTTCGCCCCTCCCCTTTACTATTTTATAAAATATTACTTTAGAGCAACTCGCTTGCTCTTCTTTACCAGCTTGTTGTACTTCTTAGCTAGCTTATTGTAGTCAGCCTTTAGAGCTGCGTTGTTTGCGTTCAAGATAGCTACCTGAGCAGCTAGGTCTGCAGCTGCAATAGAGAAAGAAACTTCCTTTACTGCCTTTGGCAAACCAGTCACATCTGTAGCGGAAATGTTTGCAAGACCTGCAACAGTGCCAGCAGTAGCAGGAGTGGTAATTACACCCTTGTACAGCTTGTCAGTTGAGTTCCAGGTTAGTGCTGTCTTAACAGTTCCACGAAGAAGTGTTGTTGTAATTGATGCATTCTCAACTGCGTTACCAAATACGTCAGTAGCGGTTGCAGTAAAGTCTACATCTGAACCAAGACCAGCAACAGTTGGGACTGAAGCTGACAGGTTGTATGCAGGACCTGCAAGGCCCTTTAGGTAGTAAGTGGAAGATGATCCACCAGCTGTAACAACTACTGAACCAGCAGTAGTCTTAGTTGTAAATGCATAGAATGTAGCAGTAGTTCCTGAGCCAGTATTGATCTCAACGCTAGCAGTTCCTGCAGAAGCTGAAACCTCAGCACCAACTGCATCCAAAGCTGTTACTAGCTTTGCATCCGCTGCAGTTGCACGAACAGTTGTACCAGTTGGTACTGTAACAACAAACTTAACAGTGTCAGCAAGGTCAACCTTGTTGTCTGATGGAACTGTTGGTGTTGCTGGAGTTGTTGATACCTTAGATGTAGTTGCTACGTCAGTCGATCCAACTGTAACAGCAGCTACGACAGAAGCGTTAGCTGGTCCTGCAATAATCGCTGATGCTACCAGAGCAAAAGCAGAAATAGCAGCTAGGCTAACTTTCTTAAATGAATTCATTTATTTCTCCTTATATTTTTTATTTTTGATTTATATTAAATCAAATCTTTCTAGATATTCCTGCACATCGCTGGGCATAGGCTTATATTGTATCACATTATCGGGCAGGTTGTCAACTTGCTTTGGCCTATCTTTAAAAGTGTGAATTTCAACTTCAAGGTTTTGATCTTTTGGCGTGTGGCTAATGGCCCCAAAAATTGCACCACATACGGCATCCGCTAAGTCTTTTGAAAGTTTTCTTGGGTGGTCAACCCTATTATTTTTCATAATCTTTAATTCAGTTAACTCTTCAAACAATAATTCAATTGCTGGCATAGCTAATCGTTCTTCATACATTAGCATAGCCATATCCTCATAGTGTTTCTTAGCAACAGAGACTGTCTCAGTTCTCATTCCTACAGATTTTAATTCATTCTGAATGTCAAAGGATTGCCAACGGTCAAATGATACCATTCCGATATCAAATCCAATTCTTCTTAGGTTTTGAATCCATTGTTTTACCTCAGAAAGGTTTACTGGACCCTCTATCTTTGGCTCCCAATAAACAACAGCATCTACTATTACCATTGGAACTACTTGCTCATAGTCTTTCATGACTTGAACTGATACCCATTTTTCTACGTGAGCAATTGCAACGGCACACTTGTCGTGTTTCTGTGCAAGGTCAGCATGTACAAAATATTTCTTGTTGGGATCTGGTTTAAACGTATCATCAAATCTTTTGGAAGAGTCTATCGGGTTTCTAATTGTCATGCATGCTCGAACTTTTTCTCTTTGTTTAAAGAATGCATCAGTAGCAAAAGTTGGAACACATGCAAATCTTTGCATAGCATCCCCCATGTCAGTATAAAAAGCTAATTTAAAATCATCAATCTGTCTTGTTGGGTTTACTACCCAGGTAGGACGTTTTAACGCAAAGACGCCTGGATACTTGTATGAAGTGATGGTATCTTCTTCCCATTCAATTTCTAAAGAGTTGCCCTCAGCATCATCTGGTAAATCTGGATTCATAATGAACTTGTGTGTTTTACGAACACTGTCTTTCTCAGCAATAACGGCATCATATTTTTGAGAGATAAAGTCTCCTGGAAAGCGTGGGAAGGATAGCAAAGCCACCTTGCCAAGATCTGGAAAACGGGAGTCTACTGAAGCACGAAACGCTTTATAAATGTTATCCGCAGTTTTGCCTTGATCATTCCCAGTTCCAATTTCAGTAGCAAATCCAGAGATCTCATCAAGTACTGCCAGAATAAGGTTAAGACCTTCGTGTGATTCTCTTTCCGAGTGTCCTGAGTATACTGTGATAGATTTATCAAATTCAATAGACTCAGCTTTGGCGTTAAACTTTCCAGAGAACCAAGGCGACCTTTCAATCTTTGACTTAAAGCCTTTAAAGAATACATTTTTCGCTTGTTGTGCGTTAATCGCAACGTTGATGATATCAATGGCATCACCACCAGGTTTTCCAAAATACCGTGCAGGATCTTTAAGACATAAAAGTTTATATACAATATACGAACACGCAACCGTAGAGGTAAAGTCCTTGCCCGATCCTTTACCCAGCTGTAGAATAATTTCGTTTTTTGTATACTTCTTATAGTATCTTCTTCCATCTTCTTCTCCCATTATGTCGATTAAGTCTTCTAGCTTATATATTTGACTCATAGCCTCTACGATGTCATACTGGATGTCGGACAGGGGAGGCTGGCCAAGGAAATCTTCCCCCTCCACAAATGTTTTTGCATCTACAGGAATTTCTTCAAAGTTATTATTTTTTAAAACTTCTAAGAACTCATCAAACATCGCTGACAATTGTTATGACCTCTCGCTCTTTAGAAATGTCAGAGAGCCTACGCATAATCTTATCTCTAACTTCTGGGTGCTCTGTTGCCATGTCCTTAAGAATATTAACTAGTACTTCTTGCTTACGCTCAATATCTAGCATTTCTTCTGCTAGCTCTTTATTTTCTAAGAGTCCCGCTTTTTGTAGCATATCTATTCTTCTTGCCTCAATGTCAAGGACTAGCTTAATTGCAGAAGTCTTTGCACTAAGGTTTGCCGATGTTGTTGCGTCATCAATAACCTCATAAGCTTTTTGAATAAGCTTGCTATAGTGAGTATCTGCTCCTACCAAGGCTTCTTTAGCTCTAGCACGAATGGCAGCATTGTCTGCAGCCATGACCTTCCACTCATTAATATACGAGACAACCTTTTGTCTTGGCAATGCAAGCTCTTTTGATATTTGTGTTGGATCATTGCCCTTAAGGTACTCTTCAACAACTTTGTTTACCTGATCTAGATGTTCAATTAGGTTATCCTCGGTTGACATTTTTCCTGCTCCTCTTTATTGGTATAAGCTTAATTCTATCAGGTCTGAAGGATCTCCATGCAGATGCCATAGACTTGTCCATCTCAAAGCAATCTACCCAGACGGCACCAGTTTCTTTATTTGTTACCAAACTGTTAAACCTAAACTTTGCACCATGCTCCCCATGAATTTTAATTATGTCGCCTGCGACTACTATTCTTCCATTAACCAAAATCTCTCCAACCTTGTCAAACTTGGTTTCTCTTACTGGAGCACTTCTCTTGTTATTCATTAGAA